TTTTTCCTTGCCGTCTTTTTTAGCTTGACGTACAGCGTTAGCGTATGCATTGCCTTCGTTCTTTTCACAACTACCTGGTTCACCTGCTGTTGTGCCTGGAACTCTTGAATAGCCTTTCCAACACTTCTTATAAATTGCGCTGTTTCCGTGTCTTTCGCCTTCTTCAATTTCTTCTTCAGTCATGCCTAATGTAGTCCAGCTTTGGTTGCCGCAGTCTTCGCATATTTCATCTGAAAACTGACCTAGCGCGGACTCAAAAGCTGATTCTAGTTCAATTTCTTCCTTTGTTTTCTTATTAAGATACGTGTCTTTGATAGCACCTTTTTCTTCTTCGCCTAGTAGATCGTCTGGGCCTAGTTCTGTTGCCCGGGTTGCTTCACTTACTAACTTGTAAACAAAAGGAAACACGTCTTTTAAATCTTCGTTAAACTGTTTGATAGTTAATTGTTCGATCCAATTTTCTGCAACATCTGATGGTACATCTTCCATTACAGGTAATTCGTACGAACTAACTGCTTCTTTGTAATAAGTTTCTTTTTGTAAAGACGCAACAGTCTTTTTAATAGTGTTAAGTCTTTCAGCAATAACGTCAGCGTATTCTGCTAAACTTTCGGCCATTACACTTGAGCGATTCATGTAAGTCTTAAATTTACGCAGGTTAGCAAGTTCTTCACTTAAACTAGTAATATGCTTGCCAAAATCATCATACGGTTTACCGCCTTCAGCAACATGACGTGCCATTGCTCTTGCACCATTTAGATGTTTGTAAGGATATTTAAATCTTTCACCATCTGCATTTTCAACATATATAGCGCCAATTTTTTGTGTGCGGCCAGCTGCTATTTCTTGATTTACAGTTTCGGTGTGTTTAATGCTTAATCTAGCATTACCGATATTTTGGTAGCTCTGTTTACTAGTACCATACATTTTTGACTCGCTCATAGTTGTCTCTCCGCCTTGCTGTTGTGCTAAGAATTTATAATCTCGTTTATCTAAGTTTGATTTTGTTATATCCCTAGTATCAAATTGTAATAGCCTTTTTCTTGCAAATACTCTTAACTCTTTTAAAAAATCATACCAGTTTTGTCTAGTAACGGTATCTTCGTTTTCAACGAAACTATTGCTATACATTATGGAAAGTTTTTCTTCACTAATACTAATGCTTACTTTACCGACGTTACGATCACCTTCTTTGTAATCAAAATCAAAGAATCTAGCGACCAACGGATCGTTTGTTATTTTTCCATCCTGATCACCTATGGTTACACTAGGAAAACGTCCACGTATTTTATTAAATAAATCTTCTGCTATATTATCAAGGCTTTTCATAATATTATTTATCAATAGTTGGTGCTAACAAAGATAGGCATTGGTGCTTCATAATCTTCATCTCGCTCTGCTTGGTTGAAAGTATCGTACACTCTAGGGTCCCAATCTTTAAGAACAGTCATCATTCTTAAAGACAATAGTGTTGCACTTACTAAATCATCAGTCATTCCGCTTTTAGCTTGAAAACTACTTCCGGTTGCCACATATCCTTTTAACTCGGATAGTAACGGTTTACTTCTAATTGTCATTTTGTTGTTTTCAACCATAGTCTTTAATCGACTGCAAGCTGTAATTTTAGTGCTATGCGTTGTATTAAATCCTTTACGGAATTTACGCACATGTCCTTTACGCATAGGTTCTGATATAAACAATCCTGGTATATTCTCTTCTCCAAAATCATTTATAACTATTAGTGCCGCTTCGCCGATTCCATTATTTTCTACGCTCCAGTAAACACCATTTGGATTTCTAGTTTCGTCTGCAATATATTTACAGATATCACTTAGTACACGAATCTGTCCAGGTATAGCAGTTTGATTGTGTTGCCACTCTGCTACTTGTTCGTAACTAGGTAACTCAAATACTTGTATAGCAGCATTGTCGCCTCCTGTGCCCATGCTAGGATCAAGTGCAATAACATATGTGTATTGATTAGTAGGTTTCTTATACCAGCGTGTTTGGCCCATGTTAAGTATAGGCGAACCGCCTTCCATAGCTGCTAGCGTTAAACTATTGATTAGTGTTTCGTCAAATACTAAGAATTCACAACCGTATTCACGACGGAACTTTTCTTCACCGATGCGTCCAATTTCTTCAGTTTTCCACACTTCGTCACGATCAGGATGTTCGTCCCATTGTGCAACAAAACTGTGAAAACCGTTTGTGCCTAGTTCTTGTTCGTTGCCGTGTGCATCAAATTTTTCTTCTGCTTGTTTCCAAATAGTAGCAAAAGTATCTTCGTCTGAGTTAGGTGTACTTGTAATAATAGCACGACCACCTGTTGCTAGTGTAGGTGAAATTGAAGTCCAAAACTCTTCAGCAATGTTAGGTTGCACAAATGCAAATTCGTCACAGTATAGTAGCGAGATACTCATACCACGTCCTGTATTACCTGTTGTTGTTTGTGCTACAATACGTGATCCATTTTCAAATTCAATTGATTGTTTGTTGTAACTTGTAACACCTGCTCTAATATGATCTGGACAAGTTTCATATACAAAGCGTATGCGTGACATAATCTCCTGCGCACCTGTGTATTTGTGTGCAGCAACAAGAATAGTTTGGTCTGGGTTAAACATTGCATACCATGCTAGATAGATACTAGCACACGTAGTCTTGCCTGTTTGTCTAGGCATCATGTTAATATTAAAGCGATAGTTATGATAACTATGCATCAGTCTTAACTGATACTCAAACGGATCAAACAACAACTTGCCTTTAACAGGGTGTTGAATGTATGCAAACTTGCGAGCAAAGTACAAATATCCTTCGTCAGGATCCATACACTTGACGATATCGTCTATTTGTGCTTCGGTAAATGTTTCTTGCTTATTCGCCTTTTTAATTAAGACGCCGTCTAATGATGCTGCCATATTGTATTTACTCAAAAAAATAGGACCCGAAGGTCCTATTTGGTGTAACCCCACCGTAGATTATTTTTTCTTAATCAGTTGCAAGTTTTTCTTGTAAAGCTGCCCAAAGTTGTTCCTTAATTGAAGATTCAATTGCCATAGGATTATCGCCATCCTGTGTAGCTTTATATGCTTTCTTTTCACGGTTAATACCACCTGACAAATCTTTGATCATTGTTTTTGTGTCGCTGTATTCTTCTTCTGGTGCATTATCCCATTCTTCTCCAACTTCGTCGTCCGTCATCTCTGGGCCGTCTGTAGAAATTTTCATCATCTTCTTCATGTCGCCCATTTCGTCGTCATGCATATCCGGTGATGGAAGTTGTTTTTGTACAGGCATTGGCATACTAATTGGTGCTTCTTGAGGCGCAGCAGCTCCGCCCATTAGTTTAATTAAATCTTCAACTGCATCACCACGTGCACTCATTGTGACGTTCATTGAAACTTTTTCTTCCGGTTCCATTGGCATTTCTGCCATACCGCATTCTTCAACTGATTGTATAGACTCTAAAATAGTCTTCATATCGTTAACATTTGATCCTGCTACTGACGGCTTATTGCCTGCTGCCGCTGAATCCATATTTTCTAAGATTTTTTTCATATCCATTGTATTAGCCTCCTACGACTGCTTTTGTGTTTTCTGAATCGTCAATGTCACTCGATTCGCCCACAGGCGCACCTTCCATCGGATCAATTTCTCTCTCTTGACGGGCTTTTTCTAATTCTTTTAATAAGTCCATTGTTCGATTGCCTGCCACAGACTCCTGTGCGCTTTCTCCACCCATGTCTTCGACATTAAGCATTGCTTCGTATGGAGTTTCTTTTTTTTCTTCTTGATATTCTTCTTGCGGTGCAAGTGGATCTCTCACAATAATATTACTTTGTGGAATATTACAACATTTTCCAAGATATTCTTGTAAAACTTGTGTAGTAGTTGGATATGTAACTTCAGTTTCGAAGTAAGTTACATCGATATTTTCTAATTGTGGAAAATCTAAAGGACGCTTAGATATAGGTACTCGTTTACCGTCAGTAACTTTTAGCACACCAAACTTGCCTAATGCATCTTCTAGTTTTGACTTGCATTCAGCAGCATACTCACCTGCTATACCAATTTTAAAATCATAAGTCTTTTTAGACTCTGTTAAATATTCTGAAAAACTTTTCATATTTCTGTCTCGCTTTGTATTATTTATCCATATTCTTGAGTTTCTCTAATAAACTATTACGGTCTGTAACTACATACCCGTCGCCGTTTACTATGTCTCCGTCACCTGGTGAGCTGTCTCTATCTAATTTTTCTTTTTTAAGTTGAAGTTCAACCATTTTTAGTTTCTTATCTAATTTAGCAACTTTAGCATCTAAGCCTGTCTTTAGCATACTACCTGCAACTTCAAACACACGGCCGCTATAACGACTCTCAACATTCATACCAAGATCCATTAATTCTTCGTAACTATTTAATGCACGTTGAGCAATGTCTTCTAATTCGTCATCGCCTTTGTCGCCTAGGCCTTTTACTTTAGGTAATGCTGCGGTTATTTTGTCAAGTTCTTGTATATCTCGGACAGCATCATGAGCTTCTGAAATTGCAGTTTCTTTTTTAGTCTTTTTATCTTCTTCTTTTGCATTGTTAACAATGTCTTTAGAGTCAGGTAAATTTAATAGTTCTTCTAATTTTTTAGTCATAGCGGCTTTCCATTATATGCTACTATTATTTATCTACGTTTGCCACCTTGATGAAAGATGTCGTGTTCAGTTATAATACGGAATATAATTCCTTTTTGTTTACAATATGCAGAAGCAGCTTCCCACTTTGCTTGATTAACAATATAACTTGCTTGATTAACTCGAGAACGTCCTACCTTTTCACGATAAGCTTGGCTAGCCGGTTTTACTTCGATTAATTCAACTCGCTTTTTTCCGCCTTTATCGGCATATGCAATAAAGAAGTCAGGAACATAAATTGTATGTTTACCAGTTAATGGATTTCTGTAAGGGATTCGTATGCTTTCACTTGCCCATTTTTCAACACTAGGATGTTCATCACAAAATTTCATAAAATGAAATTCCCAACTCGATCTGTATGTCGGTGTTCGTGTTCCTATATATTTTTTAGGAAACTTTAGAGTAAATTTTCCTTGAGCAAATCTAGGCATATCAAACTACAATGTTCCTTTTTTCTGTCTTATTAGAAGACTCTGTTCTTTTAAATCCTAAAGTACTTGAACGTTCTCTATTATAATTTAAAACTTCTGTAACAATTGCACTTAATTGAAGTTCTGATAGACCTTTTAATGTATCTAAAAGTTTAAACACATTTACATTATCAAGTTTAGCCTGTTGTAATAAAGTTGTAGAAACTGATATTGCAGCAGATTTATCAAATCCACGTTTAGTAAAAAATGAAATTACTGCATCAACTTGATTTGTCGGAAATGTAAGTGTTTCTGAAAAATAATTATTAAAAAAATTTGTTACACCTTTGTCACTTGTATTAGTGGCTTTTTCTGTAGGTAAATTTGTCATTTATGAATCCTTAACTATATTGTGCTTTAGCAGCAGGTGATAGTCTATTATACGTAGCTCTCGCACCATTAACTCCGCCTGTTCCGCCAGTTGACTGATAATCTCTAAGAAAACTTTGAAATCTAGCATCGTCTTGTTGCTGAGGATTTACATCTCCTGTAGTTGTAGATATTGACTGACTAATTGCTCGTGCTCCGGCAGCTACAGCCGTAGCAATAACTAATTCCTTAGCACCGCCAGTGCCGCCAGTTTTAGGAAAAAATGTTTGCGCAACACCGCTTACGTCAATTCCAGCAGCTGATCCAATTGCATCTGTTAATATTCGAAAGCCGCCTTCGCGCAAACCTTCTATTCCGTTTTCTCTAACACTTCTGTATAAATTAACACCTGCGATAGCTGCTTCAAAAGGATTGTTAAAATTCTTTCCTTGAGTTATATATTCGTACAAATCTATGCCAACGCCAAATGCACCGTCTATTCCAAGCTGGCCGCCACCAAGTGGACTAATAGGACTAGGTGTACTATCATAATGATCAGTTCGTCCAAATCCTGCAGGATTACCGTTTTCTCCAGCTTCAACGTGTCCTCTATCATAAAACACTGTATCGTAATTTAATGTTATTGTATTTTCTAAAGGACTGTTAGCGGAATTTTCTACAGTGTCATGCGACCATGCTGATATAATTGGGTTAACTAATGTGTACTTTGTATAACCCTTGCGAGACATTTGGGCAATTTCAATTCTATCAAAGAAAGGAACTGCTGGTGTATTATTGTTCATACCAAACGCAAATGTGTTTGTGCCAGGGCCGTCATATGTAGTGTCACCAGTACGTCTGTTCCCATAAGCACCGTTGCTTAATGAATTTTTACCATCAGCAAAATAATATTTAAAATAAGCTTCTAACAGTGCAGTTGTAGCACCATAATTATCATCATGAAATGCAATATTAATAGGATTATAATCTAATCTTGATTGTACATTCTTTTTTCTATTATACTTGTTTAGTGTTTCAACGCTTGCAGTAAATCCCGGAAGATCGGCTGATTTAACTAACATACCAATTTCGTGCTTGTATTGATCAACTTCTGGAATAATGCTTTTAGCGTTTTCTGTTAGATAGAACGTAACATGGTATAGAAACCCTAATTTAGGAGCATGTTTTAAATTATCAACAACGTATAATCGACTAGCATGTTGCCAGTCGGCCATATTGCCTTTTGGACTTAAAACGCCATTTGCTAAATTATCTAAAAAACCGTTAAACTTACTTGCCATATAAATATTTATCCTTTAAAATAAACTACGCATATAATAACAAAAGGGAGCGCAATGGCTCCCTTTTGTAGTATAGAATGGCTTCTAGTTTTTTTAGGCGCCGCCACCAGTTATTAGAGTACTTGTTGTACGGCCAACTGCTGTGCCAATACCTGTTCCGTCTGGAGTTTGTAGTGCATTGTCGAAGCGAATACTTAATGTAACCGTTACTGGTTCATTTGCACTGTATGAAAGCTGATTATAAGCTGCGTTTTGTACAAAGCAACCGTATAGTTCAAATGTTTCGAGTACGTTTGGTGTATTAGCACCGTTGCCGCCGTCTAATATTTCAATACGTGTTACAAACTTATAATCTTGTCCACTTGCTGCACTCGACTGCTCGAAAAAGTCAAACTGTTTCTGTAACTGCTCGCCTACAAGTTTTTGTACGTTGTTGTTTACATCTTCTCTTAGATTTAATGTAATCGGATCCCAAGTGTGTTTACCTGCTAGGTATGCACGTGAGTTATAAACCTCAATTGGAATTTCTTCAAAGCTAACAGTAGGACGAGTTACGTCAATTACTTGCTTTGTTAATTCTGTTGTAGGTGTACTTACACCAAAGTTTTCTAAAGTAACACGGAAACGATATTGTAGCTTTGGCATTAATAAGCCTTGGCTTGCAGCGCTGTCGCCGGTTGCTAGAGGAACTGTAATTTTTGATAGTGTTGAAATTGCCATTCTTTATTCTCCTGTTGCAAGTATTTAGCAAATTTGAGCCCCATATTTCAGGGGCTCATTTTATTGCTTATAGTCCTGCAATTTCTCCTGTGTTTTTCAAGCGCAGTGGAATGTAAATAAATTCTACTGCTTTAACTGGTTCAATTGCAATGTCTAAGTATAGTTCATTTCTATCAATTCTGCTTGGAGTATTGTTTGACTCGTCACAAACTACTAAGAAGTCATATAGTGCTCTTTGACCAACTAACTCAAGCATCAAACTTTCTGCTTGCTGCTTAATCTCATCACGTGTGATTTTATCATTTGGTTCAAAGATGTAAGGTTTAGCTAACTGATTTAACTGTGAACGTAAGTAAATTACCAAACGTGCAACGTTAATTCTGTCTAGTGCGCTTGAACCTCTTGCACGAGTTTTCTGTCCGTAGTTAACAAGACCAGCACCGCTAATGAATGTAATCGGGTTAACATTCTGTGCGTATAGTGTATCACGCTGTCCTTCGTTAAGTGCTACAGTTACAAATTCGCCTTCGCTATTAACATAACCAGTTGCAGTAGCATTAGTAATACCACCACGTCTTGTACCTGCCGGTGCAAACCATGGGTAGCTAACTTGGTCACTCAGTGCAACAGTACGTAGCATCATGTGGCTCGGTGGTACAACAACATTATTACCTGCATTGTCACTTGTAAAGCCCCATGGGTAGAAGATACCAAAGTATTCGTCTCTACTTACTAGACCGTCGTCATTGTCTTCTGGTGCTAGTGCTTGGTTAGTTGCCCAGTTGTTTAAAGCTGTTGCATTTGGCTCTAGTCTTGGCGGCGTGTCTCCGATAACAAAGGCACTTAGTCCTCTGTCATAGTTTAAACTAATCATTTCGCCAATTAGCTCTGGGTAAGCAGGTGTTGCCATCAAGTTAAAGATACGCGATTCATCGTCGCGGATTTCGTCATTGCTGTTAACCATTGCTTGTAGCGCCTGTACAACAACTTTACGCTGTGCTTTACGTCCAAAGCTACCTGAACCGTCACCTTGGTTGCCTGACTCAGTAACCCAACGGTGTGGGTAGTATAAGTCCATTGCAGCATCACCTAAACGAATGTTGTCGTCATTTACATCAATGTAGTTGCGAACAAACTTCTTAACATTAAATCCACTACGTCTTAGGTTCCATAGCAACATACCTTTTGGATATAGTGCTGGATCTGGTGCATCTGGATCTAGGTAATCTGATGTTAATAATGCATCAATATCGCCTGCACTACTGCTATTTGCACCTGCTGTGTTGTAACGTGCATCGGCAAATAGTACACCGTTTTCTGATGTTTGGTCTGACTTGTCTAGAAGTTGCCAACGATTAGCTACAGGTGTGTTTAATAGATTTGCATTAAAGCGATAAATCTGTGGATAGTTTTCTAAATCACTAGTATCAATCCACAAATCGCCATCAACAAGTGCAGTACCATCGCTTTGTAATACCGGAGTACTTGCTGCAACGATCGGACCGTTTGGATCACAGTCTGTATAAGCTGCACTAAAGTTTTGATAGCCTACCCAGGTATCGCCATCGTGGATCATAATGTCTACTTCGTCGACAATTGAATTGTACCACAAGGCACCGTCGTTTGTTAGTGACGTTACTTCGTCTGTTGACGCAGTATAAAATGCAACTTCTGAATTAGACGAATTAACTGTTGCTTTCCATAAACTAGCACGTAGTTGTAATGGTGCCGTGTCGCCGTCTGTTCCTGATTCGTAATATAAATTAGGTGTACCGTCTGTTACACTTACAAAGTGTGCAAATCCTATGTTACCTAAAACAGGTGTGCTACCGTCGTCAGTTAATTTAATGTCGCCGCCTTTTGCATGAGATATTACAATTTTATTTCCTGTAACTACTTCAGCACTTACATGAGTAACTCCTGCATTTGAAATTGCTGCTGCAATTGTTTCAGCATCAGCAGTTGCTCCAGCTGTTGTAAATTCAATTACTACAATGTTGCTTAGTGCATTTGAATTAGGAGCAGTTGCTTGAATTCCAATATTATATGTATCAGCTGTAACGCCACTTGCGCCAATTGCAGATCCTACAACTGTTGTGGGTGCTACGCCGTTACGTTTAAATACTTTAAATGTTGCTAGTGGTTGTGTGTCGCCTGCAACGTTTGACTGTACATAAATATCTCCTGCTGATAAGTTTGTGCCGCCGCCTAATTTATCTAATGTAAATAATGCTTCTTCATTAGAACTATAAATTGGTGCTTCTATAGCATCCCACAATTTAGTAGCATCATTCCATACTTTCATTCTCCAACGTGCACCATTACCTGGCTCTGTTGTTTTAATCCATACAGATCCTGTAGGACGTGGAGTAGTATCAGATCCTTTAAATTCTGGAACTCTAGTGTGCTTATTGATATGCAATGCTGGAGGATAATATGTTCCTGTAGCAATACCTAATTCGCCTAGTAATGTAGCATCGCCGCCGATTGCTATAGACCCTGTTCCTGATGAATCTTGTAGCGCCGATTCACTACCATCATTGTATATTTCTAAACGTCCATCAACTGCGTTAGCAGTAATGTCACCTAATGGAAATAATCCGGCTATATTAGCTGCAACATCGCCAATTATGTCAGTGTCTGAAACAGTTACGTCTGTGCCGTTAATTGTAAATATTGAGCTTGCTTGCGAGAAAGACGGATTAGCTTTTGACCCTCTTACTGTGGCCCAGCTTTTTGTCCATGCTTCACTACCAATAAGCACCCAAATACCACTTGCATTTCTATAAAAAGCTCTTACAATTGTACTACCAAAAACAACTGCATAATCGCCAATGGCTCCAACAGTTTGTTTCGGTATCAACCCACTTGTGCCGTTTATAATAGCATTTCCTGATTCTAATTTTGTTGAATCAGTAATTACAATAGGAGTTTTTGTTGTAAAGGACTGTCCGCCAGCACTTGTTACTGCTGCGCCGTTCCACTCTTGGATTCCAAATTTTGAAATCTGTGTGTCAACCCAATATGTTCCGTTAGCTGGTGTAGCTGCTGGTGCTTCAGAACTTGGTTCTAGTTCTGCTAAGTCGATGTCTGCTCTAACAACCCATGCTCTATTAGAAACGCCTAAATACGAATAAGCAGCTTGTAGGCCGTATTCGTTAAGCTCTCCAGCATGAATTGGGTTGTTGTTATTGTCTGTGTAAAACAAAGGATCGCCAAACGTATCTGCTAGATCACGCTGCGATGTTAATAAGTATGGTTTACCAGCATTTGCCTTAATCGTACCCTGTGCTGTTCCTGTGCCGCTTGCATTCAGTTTGTTTGAAGCAGAAGCAACAAAAATCATTGGGGTCGTTCCAGGCTCTGCCGGAGTGTAGAATGATTCGTCAATTACTTTGACTTCTACTCCTGGTGATGTTAGTGCCATTGATATTTCTCCTATAATACGAGTTGGTAGTTTCGTTACTTGTATTTAGCACTCACTATTAAAAATAGCCCGTTTAACCACCGAAAAAAGGTACCAAAAAGGTGAGCTAAATACAATATGAGACCATTATGCAAGTGCGGACAGCGGCCAGCAGCTATAAATTACAAAAAAGAAAACAGAACTTACTATCGTAAGCTCTGCGAAACATGTTTACGTAACGGAGTAAATCATGGAATACCTAAATGGAAACAACGTGGGTACGAAAAAAAAGATAATTGCGAAAAGTGCGGCTATGCTTCTAAGCATCACGAACAGTTTAATGTGTTTCATATAGACGGAGATTTAAATAATTGTCGTCCAGGAAACTTAAAAACTATATGTGCTAATTGTCAGCGAATAATTCAAAAAAGTGGAGTGAAATGGAAACAGGGCGATTTAGTTCCTGACTTCTGATGCACTATAAGGATCGATGTGTTCAATAAGTTGAGCCAAGTTAAACTCTAAATCTTCAAGTGTACTGTTATTGTCAATAGTATAATCTGCCATCCACTGTTCTAAGCTCATAGAGTTTTTACTTTCAGGAGGAAGATGATCCGAGCGATCTACCCAAATAGCTTTGTCAAATACCCCAGTATTTTTCATAGCATGGAATTCACGCTTGTTGCGTAGTCCGCAATAGATGTCGTGTGCTTTGAATATTTCTCTACCCAATGTACCTGCATCAGGTACATTATAATCACAAATAGCTTCATACCATTCTTGACGATGATTGTGTCTATCAGCATAGCACTGCTCTTCGTCGGTGTACCCGTACTTGTCTTTTAGATCATTATAGATAAACAACTTGCTACAGAACTTACTACTGCTTTCAAAACTATAACCATATTTGTCGCGAAGCATTTCACATACAGTGTCTTTACCGTGACGTCCGTGGCCTATAACTAATAGTTTCAGTTTCATATTGCTCTCCTATAATTATATTATTATAACAGAACTTATGTATTTGTCAACCTTAATCGTAACCTAATACAGCAATTCGGTTTATTTCTTCTGCTTCTCTTTCTGCCCAAGCAGTAGGAAATCCTTCTTCGCTAACACAATTTTCGTGATTGCCCCAGATGCGTTTCATATAGCTATCGTATATGCCTTCTACATCTGTGTCGGACCATGATTGGGGGATTAATGAACCTTTTACTATCCAGTAAAAGCGATTGGCTTCTTTTCTTACAAACGGACTGCACACAATAGTAACTCCTTTGTTATATTGTATTTACAGCATACGTAAATGTTAGCGTAAACTCGGGGAGATTTTAGCCTATTGTAAAACCATAGCCTGTGCCGCCTGGAACCGCCATTGATACTTCGTTTTCTAATTTTTCCATTTCGGACTGCGCTTCTGCTTTTAGGCTATCACCGTTAAGAGTACTTCCGCCTTGTGGGCCTGCAATAGTAGCAAACTTTGAACGTGCTTCGCCTAACATATATTTACATGCTGCCAAGGTGTAGTCTTTAATCCATTGTTTTGCTAGATAATCGTTGAGTAGCTCTGAATCTGGTCTAAGATTATACACGTACAACATTAATGTTTCTTCTGCCCTTGGACGTTGAAGTATTGTTAGTCGTTTGGTTGTAGTATTCCAATTGAATTCTATAAATGACCCAAACATACGTCCAACAAGTTCTTGATATTGTGAAAACATATCGTATGTTGCAAGGCCGCCTAAGTTTGACGAACTTAGTAAGTATGTGTTTGTATATGCCATATTAAACGGTTCAAATGTTGTTCCGCCGCCTCCGCCATTTCGTGACCCAATACTTCTTCGAAAAAGTTGACGTACTTCTACAACTTCATTTGGCAGTGTGTATGTATTTTGATCAATTATAGTTGGCATAAACATATACGATTCTTCAACAGAATTATCTGAGCGTTGTCTAAATCTAGTTAATGCTTTTGTTAATGCTGTTTCATAATGTATAGGATCTAGTTCAACATCGACCATACCGCCACCTAACATAGTGTGTACATAGTCAAATATTTCTTGTTTTTGTGTTGCTAGTGACATACGAATCTCTCCATAAAGTATTTATCGAATAAATATGTATATGCCAAGATTAAGTTTATACAAACCTGAAAAAGGACAAGACTACACATTTATAGATAAACAAATTCTAGAAATGTTTACAGTCGGTGGTACTGATATTAATATCCACAAGTACCTAGGTCCCGACAATCCAGAGTCTGCTGATGCTACCGCAGATCAGCCTCGATATGATGCTGTTAAAGAAACAAACATTCAAGACTTACTATTTTTAGAAAATAGAGATAGAAAGTACGATCCTGACATTTATACAATGCGTGGCATATATAATATTCAAGATAACAATTTTAATTTATCGCAATTTGGTATGTTTTTAGACAACGATACATTATTTTTAACAGTGCACATAAACGGTAGCGTAAAAACTCTTGGAAGGAAATTTATAGCAGGAGATGTTATCGAGTTGCCGCATATGAAGGACGAATATGCTCTTAACGACTTCTCTGTTGCATTGAAAAGATTTTATGTAATCGAAGACGTTACTCGTGCAAGTGAAGGGTTTTCGCCAACTTGGTATCCTCATTTATATCGTCTAACACTTAAACAAATTGTAGATAGTCAAGAATTTAAAGAAGTGTTAGATCTGCCTGCGGATGCAGACAATGATAACGGCGATACACTAAGAGATATGCTTTCGACTTACGAAAAAGAAATGCAAATCAATGATGCTGTAGTTGCGCAAGCAGAAGCGGATGCTCCTAAGAGCGGTTATGACACTAGTCATTACTATAGTTTAGAAGTAAAGTCAACAGAAACTGGCAGTGATGTTCAAGTTACTAAAGTTGATAATGAAACTGTTACTGTGCCGCCGTCAAAAATAGGATATAGCGGTTATTTACTAGGAGACGAACTTGCACCCAATGGAGAAACATTTGGACATGGCATACAATTTCCTACAGCAGCAGAATTAGGCGATTACTTTTTAAGAACAGATTTTATGCCAAAAAGATTATTTAGATTTGACGGCAAGACTTGGATTAAAGTTCACAATGTACAACGTATGACAATGACGAATACTGATACTAGACAAACTCAAAAGACATCATTTATTAATAATAATAACTATGTTTATAATGACAAAGTAGCATCAAATGATATAATAATAACATCTGGTGATTTTGTAATATCAACAAGTATTCCTTATCCGATAGATGCACTGTATCTTGAATTAAAACAGAGTGTACACACTAAAAATTATGTAATAGCAGATCACCAGGATCTAATTACTAGCGATAGCGACAATACTGTACTAATTACATTACCAGAAATTGCAGGTATACAAGACACAATAGAGTTTGACGGACAGTGGACTGTCAATTTCTATAATAACAGAGAAGCAGAACGTCAAGGGTTAAGTAAAGCCCTAAGACCAAGGGCAGATAATTAATGGAACATTTTTACGACGGACAAGTTAGAAGATATCTTACACAACTAGTAAGAATGTTTAGCGGATTTAAATACGCTGACGGTAAGAATGAACTAGTCACAGTTCCGGTTATGTACGGCGATATTACTCGTCAAGTAGGAAGTATTATTAGAGATAACTCAGATAATAAAATTCCAAGTGCACCAAGGATGGGAGTTTATGTTACTGGTTTAGAAATGGATCGTACTAGAACCAGTGACTCGTCATATGTTAGTAAAGTTAATATTAGAGAACGTGCATTTGACCAGGCAGGAAATGAATACTTAAATGAAAGCGGAAAAAATTATACCGTTGAACGGTTGATGCCAACTCCGTATAATCTTACAATAAATGTAGATATATGGACAACTAATACAAATCAAAAATTGCAACTTGTTGAACAAATATTAATGTTATTTAATCCAAGTTTAGAAATTCAAACCACAGACAATTATCTAGACTGGACTAGTTTAAGCGTTGTTAATTTAGATAGTATTAACTGGAGTTCAAGAAGTATTCCTCAAGGCACAGAAACAGAAATAGATGTATCGACTCTAACTTTTAGTACTCCGATATATATTTCGCCGCCTGCTAAAGTTAAACGCCTCGGTGTTATTACTGATGTTATTACTCAAATTTTTGAAGAAGCTCCGGTAGACGGACTTGATGCAGAAGCAAATATTAGAACTAAAATTTATGTCGCTCCTACTGGTGAATTATCTAGACAAGAAACTACTAAAGATTGGTATAATAATATATCTCTTGACACTGTTGCAACAGCTTATCGAAATATTGATATTTTAGTAATTAATAATACTGCTAAACTAGTTAAACGAGGAGTAGTAGGCGGAATTACTTGGCCAGAATTTTTAATAGCATTTCCTGAAAAACTACAACCCGGAATCACAGGCCTAAGACTTTCTAGAAATGATTGGCAATATGATGTGATCGGCAGACTAGCTATTAATCCTACTGACGAAACTGAAGCAATTATTGATTGGGACGAAGATACATTGCCGTCTGATACAGTTATTACATCAGATTTAGGCAACAGAAGTAAAATTGACTATATTATTGACCCAACAAAATCAAATCCTCAACATCTGAGTCTTTCTAGCAATCCACGAATACTATTACTAGGACCAATAGGCAATGCTGTTAATACAGATGGCGCAGATGCTTGGAAAAACTTAGATAATACAGATTTTATAGCAAGTGAGAATGATATTGTAGAATGGGATGGTGCAAAATGGACAATAGTATTTGATGCAGATACTGACGCAAGTATATACGGAACTGTGTACACTACAAATCTTAATACTGGCGTGCAATATAAATTTGACAGAGGTGAATGGATTCTTTCGTTCGAAGGAGAATATCCAAACGGCGCTTGGAAACTAGACTTCTAATATAATTATATATATGAAGGAAAAAATTATTTGTAGTGGTGCTCTACTATATACACTCGATACTCAACGTTTTTTATTTTTACATCGATCAAACAGTAAACGCAGCAATGCCGTATGGGGGCTTGTTGGCGGTGCAAACGAAGAATCTGAAACTCCGTGGGAAGGTTTACGTAGAGAAATAGACGAAGAAATAGGCAATGTAGAAATTAAAAAAACTATACCGTTAGAAACGTTTGTATCCAACGATACTAAGTTCAAATTTCATACATACTTGTGCTTAGTAAATAATGAATTTATTCCTAAACTTAATAACGAACACGACGGATATGCTTGGTGTAGTTTCGGAAAATGGCCAAAACCGTTACATTACGGTTTACAAAATACATTAAACAAAAAAGTTAATTTAAAAAAACTAGAAACTATATTTGAATTGATTAAATTACTTGACTAAATGGATAGTTTAGTGTATAATAATAGCATGAAAGTCTTAGTTATTGGCGATATAATCATCGACAGATATATTTATGGAACAAGCACACGTTTGAGTCCAGAAGCACCAGTTCCAGTTGTAACCCATCAGCATGAAGTTGAAACTGCGGGCGGTGCTGGGCTAGTCTATCAAAACTTAAAAAGCCTCGGTGTTGATGTTACGTTGTTTGAAACTTATCAGCCGTGTAGTGTTAAAACACGAGTTATTTGCGACGGACATTATATTACACGCATCGACGATGATAAATTTGCAAACGGCGACGAAGTAATAAGAGTACTTAAACGTGAACATAATCTAGAACAATACGGGTACGTTATTCTAAGTGATTACAACAAAGGCACATTAGACGAGTCATTAGAGATTATTAAATATCTAAACACATTTGGCTGTAAGGTAATTGTAGATCCTAAAGAACATGCTAATCAATATGAAGGTGCTTGGCTTGTAAAACCTAACTACAAAGAGTTTGGAAACTTTGGTTTTACCAACTGGCATGGCAATATTATTACTACTAACGCCGGAGAGAACGTTGTTGCAAGCATCGACGACCAAGTGTTTGAAATACCTGTTGACCCAGTTGAAGTGTCAGATGTAACAGGCGCAGGCGATTGTTTCTTGGCAGCATTTGTGTATGGACTTACAAAAGATTACAACTACAAAAAATGTCTAGAGATTGCCGTTAAAGGATCAAGAGAAGCTGTTAAGCACATGGGCACATACACGCTTGCTGTAAGCGATTTAGAAGATCGTGTAGTGTTTACTAACGGAGTGTTTGATATACTACACAAGGGTCATTTTAAGCTCTTAGCAGTAGCAAAAACACTTGGCGAAAAACTAATTGTAGGCATTAACAGCGATGCAAGTGTTAAACGTCTCAAAGGCGAAACACGACCTATTAACGATCAAATGAAGCGTATTAGTCAGTTAGAAATATTACCGTGGGTAGACGAAGTAATTGTATTTGACGACGACACTCCGTACGAATTAATTAAAGAATTAACGCCGCATGTCATTGTAAAAGGCGGCGATTACACAGTAGAACAAGTTGTTGGACATGATTTAACTGATGTACATTTAGTACCTACAGTTGAAGGGTATTCAACAACAAGCATTATAGAGGCAAGCAAATGAAAATTTTAATTACAGGTCATAAAGGATTTATTGGTCAAAATCTTACATTTTATTTACAACACGACCACGAACTTTTTGGATACGAATGGCAAGAAGAACATTTACCCGAAGTAGAAAACTTCGATTGGGTTATTCACACTGGTGCTATTAGTAGTACTACTGAAACCGATGTAGATAAAGTTATGCTACAAAATTACGAGTTTTCAAAGTGGCTAGTTAATCAATGTAACACAAAAGGCGTAAATTTTCAATATGCGTCGAGCGCAAGCGTGTATGGTACTAATACCGATTTTAACGAAGATGCACCTAAACAACCACAGTCGCCATATGCGTGGTCAAAATATTTATTTGATAGATGGCTATGGCAACAAAACCATAACGTTGTAATTCAAGGATTTAGATATTTTAACGTCTACGGACCACTAGAAGATCACAAAGGCAACATGATGAGCCCTGTAAGTAAATTTATTAAACAGGCATCGGAAACTGGAAAAATTGAGTTGTTCGAAGATAGTGATCAATATGTAAGAGACTTTATCTTTGTAGGTGATGTTTGTGAAGCACATAAACAGATGTTAGAAAATAAAAAACCAGGGCTATATAATATTGGAACTGGAAATACTACAAGTTTTCAAGAAATTGCTAATTTAATATCTAAAAAATATGATGCTAATATTAATTATATTCCAATGCCTGAGAAGTTAAAAGGGCAGTATCAAGAATATACTTGCGCAGACACAAAAAAATTAAGTACAGTAACAGATATTAAATTTGCAACAGTAGAGGAATATGTAAATGAATCAACCAACTAGAAAATCTGGTGTAGACCAAAAAGGATGGGGCTATGAAATGATCTGGGCCACTAACGACAAATACTGTGGCAAGATTATGGCGTTCACTCGTGAAGGTGCAATGACAAGTATGCATTTTCACAAAGAAAAAGACGAAACTTGGTTTGTAAACAATGGTAAATTTAAAGTTCGTTATATCGACACGTCTAATAGTGTAATGTATGAAAAAGATCTCAAAGAAGGTGATGTATGGCATAATCCCCCTTTACAACCTCATCAGTTAGTTTGTCTTACAAAAGAAGGTAGTGTTACAGAAGTAAGCACCGCTGATTCAGTTGAAGACAATTACAGAATTGGTCCAGGTGACAGTCAAGTTACTGATAACCATAACAAACTTGCATCACAGACATAACAACTTATTATTTTATTGCAGTAGGTAAAGATTCAGCAAAGGCCCAAAGGTTGTTAAACACTTGGGTCTTTTTCTTTAGTGGCCTATTAGAAAATGTATTTAATTTAGTTAATGTTTCGTTGCCGTGCCCTGATTTAACAAGTACCGGGCGTGATTTAGTTTTAATTGCACATTTAAGATCTGACATCTTATCGCCTACATAATATCCATTCTTAAACTTTACACCTAGTTCTTTTTCTGCTAATTTAAACATTCCAACATTAGGTTTAGCATAAATGTCTTCTTTAAGATTAGTAGTGCTATAATACAATCCGTTGATGGATCTGCATCCAGCTTGTCCTAACAAATCCATCATATGTTCATTTACTGCATCTACTTGTTCAGCTGTCATAATATTTTTCATAATGCCAGCTTGATTAGTAAGGATTACAACGTTATATCCTTTATCTCTTATCATAGCAACAGCTTCTAAACTTCCTGGGATCGGAATAAAGTCGTTAGGGTTAGTTACATATGTGCCTAGATCTTTGTTTATAGTTCCGTCACGATCTAATCCAATTGTAGTTTGATACAGCATTAGTTAGTCCTTCTATGTTAGTCTCTCTCTGAGTATTCTGCGCTGTAGAACGAATTTATTGTAATACTCTGTGGTCATCTTTTTGTAGTAAGTGCCTTGTTCATCTAATACTTTACTAGCATCATCTATATCTGTTATTCTTTGAATAAAAACTATTGTATAATCATCGTTACAAGCAGATAGTAACCATACATCTTTATTTTGTACATTGAACGTACAATTTAAAGCGTCAACACCTCCATTTGTAACAAAGAAATGTCCGTACAATTCTTTATTTGTTTCAGTTGCAACTACAATAACATCTAAGTCTGTGTTAAGATTATTACTTTCAGTTGTTATTTTTGACCAAAAGTCGATTGGTGCTGCATTTGGCATCTTAACAATTTTTAAACGATTGTTGTCTAATACAGACTTAGCATATGGACACTTTTGTCCGTTAGGATCAATATATCGGCTGTTTAAACGATGTATCCAGTTTTCTATCCAAGTTTCTAAATTGTCTAACGAACTTTTATTATGCATTGATTTACAAATTTTTAACTGTTATTAGTTTTCCATGCTCCGGCAAGTACAAGAATTCTATATCACTACTATACAACGTTCTAACAGCATCGTCAAGTGTTTCTACAAGAGGTTCGCCACCTAAATTAAAACTTGTATTAAAGATAATCGGAACGCCAGTTTTCTTATAAAACTCGTTAATTAGATCATAATAGTGCGGATTCTGTTCTCTAGTAACAGTTTGAATTCGACACGTACCGTCTACGTGAATAATACTTGGAATCTTTTCTGCTACGCCTTCTTGACAATTCATAGCATACATCATGTGAGGTGATTCTTCTAATCCGCGCATGTCAAACCATTCGTGTGCGTGTTCTGCAAGAATTGACCCTGCAAACGGACGAAAGTATTCTCTACGCTTTACTTGGTTAACAAAGTCTTTACCATTGGGGTCTGTAGGGTCATACATGATACTTCTGTTACCTAATGCACGAGGTCCTGCTTCTGAGCTACCTTGAAATACTGTTACAATATTCTTATTTGTTATTAAGTTAATAACATCTGCATTAGTTACGTTATCTTGTATTTCGCCTTCATACTTTTCTACTGCTTCGTTAATTTGAATGTCAGTGTATGTTGTTTTAGGACCTAAATATAATGTGTCGTCCTGATACACTCTTTCCGTTACGCCTTCTAGTGAATAATATCCTAATAATGCTGCGCCGATCGATGTTCCTGCATCAGAACTAATCGGTTCAACATATAAGTTAATACCGAGGTCTTTAAGCCTTTCGAGGTAAAAATAGTTTGCTACACAGTTAAGTGCATATCCGCCTGATAACACTACATTTTTATTTCCTGTTGTTTCGACTGCTTTTTCTATTAGTCTAGCAACCTGTTCTTGACTTTGCGTTTGTACTGCATATGCCATGTCTCGTCTGTTCTGATGTTTAGTAATATCCGATTCTGTAGAATCCATGTCGGTATCTAAATATTCGTATCTACCTTCGTTAACTAGTGCACCATTAGGATACGTAGGGACAATTATGTTCCTGTCACTAGTTGTCCAGGAGCCACCGTTGCCGTCAGTATATATTGGAGGAATAGAATCATTAGGTTTACCGTAAGGAAACAGACCCATAGTCTTACCTGCTTCGATAGGCTGCCATCCGCAGTACTGTGTTACAGCTTCGTACGCTTTTGTAATACCCGCAGTATCGTCGAGTACTAATTCGTAAGTACCGTCTTCCATCTCTCTTGCGGCATCTTGATCTGGAATTCTAGCACTTACAAACGGTCCTCGACCTCCTAAATGTTTGTACACTGTATTGATCTCTGCAGGATATTCGCAGTTAAAAATAGACTCTAATTCCCAAACAGTTTCGTCAGCCCCGCCAATATTTAAACTAATAAATGTGCCTGCTCCGTCAACAATTACAGAAGTTGCACTATCAAATCCAGAACGATAAAACGCACATGCTGCATGTAACTTGTGATGAACACTACTTAAATCAACAACTTGTGGATGATTGTAAATATCAGCATTTCGATCAATTAAACCTAATTTTCTAGCAAGGCCAGTATAGACATCGTCACCTGTGAAGTCTATGCGGCCAGCTGTTCCTTCTAAAGCCTGTGTATGTGCTATCATTAAATAATCTATTTTATCTGTATAATCGAGAATTTTAATCATAGCAGCGAGCGGGCCACCGTCATATTTGTGTCTGCTAATACGCTCTTCTTCTATAGCAAATACAATTTTACCATCTTTAAGGAGACAAACTCCTGAGTTATGTCCTCGTGTAATTGCTGCGATCCAGCCTGTTTTTTTAGTTTTCATAATAATCCTACTTGAGTAATAGTTTAGCTGTAGAAGGCTTTGTAGTTTTATACAAGTTTTTAATTTCTTCGATCACAAAGTCTTCAATTTCAGGAGTCATATACATAAGACGTTCATTTGCTCGGTCAACTGATTCGTCTTGTACAATTCGAATTGGCGAATATTGTCTTCCACCTTCTCCTAAATCAATAACTTTAAATCTGTCAGTTTCCGGATATGATACGTTAATAGGATAAGTTGATCCTAAAATTGAAACTGTAGGAACACCTAGCGAATGCGATATATGCTGACCTACACTATCGCATCCAAGAAATAAATCTGCTCCAGCAATTATTGCAGCCCAGTCTCTCAACGTTGCTCCTTCAGGCTGTGCTATATCTTCTTGTAATTCTGTTTGTTTAGTGTCTATCTTTAACTCGCTCATTAATATAACACCCCAATCGTCTTTTTGAAGTTTTTGAATTAAATTAATAACCGAATCGTGTTCTACACTTCGTCCCGACGGATCAGATAATGTGCCGTTTTGGTCGCCGATACCTCTGCCAAAAGGCTGAAAAACAACAGTCTTATCTTTTTTAAGTGCTGTCTTAACTTCATTAATAATTTTCTTTCCTGATAATTGCTCTTCTCTCGAGAGCATTAAGCTAGGTAAAGGCAATTCTCTTACTGATGCGTTGTTTATTTCAATATCAAATGCTTGGGCAAGGCTGCATTTTTGATTAAAGTACTCCCATACACGGTATGGTTCTGGACTTATTAAGTCCATGTTTTTTAACTTATCTTGAAAGATATTTTTTTGCCAAGAATCATATGCTTTAGAATCTAGTAAGGGGTGTCCTTTGTAGAATTCAGTGCCGCCTTCACAAACAATAATAAAATCTTTATCACCAGATTCTTCTGCGTATTTTTCTAAAGCAGGAATAGAACAGATAACTCTTCCTGCTCCGCCATTCATAAAGAATGCTTTTGATCGTGTTGTGCTCATTGATAGGTCCTATAAAATCTAATAGTGTATATTACTAGATATTTATAGGACCCGTTAAATACAAGTTATCGAAAGTGATTGTTAATAAATTTTTGAACCTAGATCTAATGACGGAAATCCAAGTTTCCAATGCGGCACAGGACCATATATACCAGAGACATAGTCTACCTTTAACTGATTTAACTCAGCTATATAAGCGTTAACAGCTGTCATTTCTTCTTCTGTAAATTCTCCGTCGTCTATGTCGTCATTAACAGATTGTAATGCGCCGTCGATACTTTCAAGAAACTCTTCATCA